GCTTCAGTTGCTAACAAAGAAGAAGCTGGGATTTGTGTTCTAAAAGTTAAGCCACCACCAGCACCACCACCTCCACCGATTTGTCCCGCGTTGACTCGTCCAGATGCACCTCCCCCACCACCAGCAATTACAAGAACATCAACCGATCTTGCTCCTACTGGCTTCGTCCAAGTTCCTGACGAGGTAAAGATTTGAACGTCAGTTGGAGTTGCTGTTCCAGCAGGGCCAGTCGCGCCTGTGGAACCCGTAGAACCATTAGTTCCTGCCACACCAGTTGCGCCAGTGCTACCAACCCCAGTTGCTCCCGTACTCCCGTCATTACCAGCAACCCCAGTAGCCCCAGTCGCTCCTTGTGGCCCAAGTTGGTTATACATAACCTGCATAACAGTAATTATTACTGATGGGATCGCAGGAGCAGGAGAGACTGATGTATTATGGTCGATGCCGATGTTTGTATTGTCAGTTGACCACATCAACTGGAAATTATCTCCAGCAACAAAGTTGTCCATGAAATCCCATGCCGCTACGACATAAGGAGCATTTGATGGGACAGTAAGTCTTGTTGCGGAATCTGCAATATCAGTTCCATTTTTACGGAACCAGATTTGAACTGTATTTCCAGAACCTCCACCACCATTATTATGAAATTGTGCAGAGAATTGGATGTCGTAAGTTCCAGACGAAGTAAAAGTAATTTGTGATCCGCTAACGACAGAGATTCCATTCTGCCCAACAACATTATTAACAGTCATTGGATATGCTGTGCTTGCAACAGCAGCAACTTGATCAACATTGCTATAATACGATCCATAGAATCCAGATGCACCACCAGCACCAGCAGGGCCAGTTGCACCTGTGGATCCCGACCCAGTGGGGCCAGTTGCGCCAGTCGATCCGTTATTTCCAGCAACGCCCGTGGCTCCAGTCGATCCCGTAGTTCCATCTGTTCCGTTAGTTCCTGCAACTCCCGTAGCACCAGTGCTGCCGATACCCGTGGCCCCAGTACTGCCTTGATTTCCAGTGGCTCCAGTTGCGCCTGTAGCACCAAGTGGGCCAGTTGATACATATCTCCACGAAAACCAAGTGTTAAGATCAAATGTGTTTGCGAGTGGCTGAACAAATGGAGTTGCTGATGAAAAATTCCTCTGAACACGAAGATTGATAACATCTCCAGATTCAAGATAAAATGTAGAAGCAACACTTTGCGTGTAATTTTGCGTTGTTGCCAGAAGTGCCGATTGAGCTATTGTGACCTGTTCTGCTGTTGGAGTGCGAGTTATATCAATAGAAACAGTCCCGTTTAGTGATGTATTCCAAGTACCCCCATTTGCGGCTACGCTCGCATTAAACTCCAGTTGGTATAGTCCAGCTTGAGCTACAACGAAATCAGCGGAACTTGCGGCGTGGGTGATATACCCATTGCTATTGTTCCAAGACGCATCACCATCGAAGGTAATGTCTGTGCTTCCGTTATTAAGATTTTGCTGTGCAGTCTTGTAATAAGTCGATTGATATAATGGAGCGGCAGGAGAAGTCAATCCTGTGGCTCCAGTCAAGCCCGTGGCCCCAGTCGATCCAGATCCTGCGGGGCCAGTGCTTCCAGTACTTCCTTGACTTCCAACTCCCGTGGCTCCAGTAGCCCCTGTAATACTTAACCCGCTTGCCCCAACTAGGCCAGTTGCGCCAGTAGCACCACTCGTACCGATGCCAGTTGCGCCTGTGCTTCCAACGCCAGTTGCGCCTGTTGGCCCTCCAGATGGGCCTGTGGCCCCAGTAGAACCGATAGCCGCAGTTGATTGACTGCCAGTAAAATCTAGTTTACCAGTGAAGGGGTTGAATGTAATTGCCATATTATGCTATGCTCACCATTACTAAATTTGCATCATTTGTAGTGGGAGGTTGCACGGAATATGTCAATGTAAGGGTTGCAACAACCACAGATGCTTTGCTGTAAACTACAGTTGCGATATTGTTCGTCGAACCATAGTAAGTCAATGCAAGTTCGTCATATTCTGGGATTTGAAATCCTTGAATAGAGTTAGCGATATTAGAAACCCCATCAAGAACAAGATGACGGAATTTTGCTGTGTCGAGGATTGAAGGGATATCGTCCATATGTGTGAATGTTAAGCTGATGAGGTGGCAGAGTCAAGTTATTAACTCTGCCACCGATATCAATTCAACTTACACGCAAGGTGCGGGATTCACATCATCTTGGCAACGCTTGTAGACAATCGCCACAACATTCTGTGGACGAATTGGTTGGATAGCGCGTTGGATTTGATAAATATGCTGCCCAAAGTCACCATAAAGGTTGCAATCGTTATCACGGAAGTACGTCCACTCCAGTTCACCCATCGCGAGTTGGGGAGCGAAACGGAAGGTTCCTTCACCAACGTAGCTTTCGGGGACGAGACGCTTGAACGCATTACCTGCGATAACAAACATGACTTCGTAATCGGCAGCCACCCATGCTGGGTTACGGCGTTGAGCGAAGCCATTTGTTACGGCAGTCGAGACGATTGGGTTAACAAGGGTGAGGACACCAGCGACATTCGCGGTAGCGCGAAGGGGTTGCTGATCGATACCGAATGCAAAACCACGATAACCCTGAAATGAGTAGCCAGAGATGGCAGTCTCACCAAGTTTGAACGAACCAGTGGTCAAGCCGATCAGATCTTCCTTAACGTCCGCATCGTTGCGGAAGTTTTCGATTTGATCAGCGGAAGCGATAACTTGGAAGAATTCACCCTCGGAGGTAGCGAATGGTTCAGCAAGCATCTCTTCACGGAGGAACGTACCGAGTTTGTACAGAGTCTTGAAGTTCATAGGAGCGTCAGGAACCTTGTTAGCAAACAGGGTGTTGATCTGCTGCATATCGCCAGTCAAGTTAGCAGAAAAAGTAGCAGTGGAATCCACAACATATTTAATGCCAGACTGAATCAAATACTGATAACGGATGTCAGCATTAATAAGCTGGAGGATCGTCTTTTCGAGCGAAACTTGAGCTTGTAGGTAAGAACCTTTAAAAGCTGTACGGGCTTGCTTTACGCAAACACGTGGCCCAGCACCACGAAGGGTCTGAAGTTGGAACTGATACTCAGTCGAGCCAACAACGTCAGGGGTTGCTCCAACACCGCAGAGGGTGGTGTCGTTAACGAAGGTAGGAGCAGCGAGAGAAGCGGCGGGGACTGCCATTTCCTCAACAACGCTACGGACAACGTCAGAGACGTTAGGAAGCGTTCCACCATCGATGGAGTTAATGTAAGGACTCTTACGGGCGAGAACTCGTCCGATTTGTCCGATGATACGATTTACGTCTTTGCTTGCAAAGTTTTGGATTGCAGCAAGTGAGATGCACTCTTGAGCCATAATTTTAGTTTTCTAATTAATTGTTTGTTTTGGGTTTGTTCTGCTTGAACTCCCGAAGAAAAATTCTACGGGCAACATTCAAGACGATAAGATCCGCTACGCAGTTCTTAACGATTTGTTTCTTGATTTGGTTGCCCCGGCACGTTGGGCGTTGTTCGGCCTGATTGCGGATTTTTTGACTTCCACAGAGTCACCAGAATAACGAATCTGGCACGTCGAGTTATTGATCTTTTATATCATTACAAAAACATTGTCAAATTATATTTAAAATATTTTTTAGGTATTGAGATTTAGGAATATTATTCTCCAGTTTTGCGTGAATTAAATTCGTTTCGATTTTATCAAGTTTTCCAGATTCGTTAAAAATATCATCTTCGTTTTTTAACACTCCACCCACATGAAGATCGTTGGAAAGTATTGTGTTTATGACGTGAGCGCACATTTCTTTAGTTGTATGAAAAATATAAGATGGTTGCCCAGACAAAAGAAGCAATGATCCAGTCTTCTCTACCTCATCAGCGAGTTGTGGAGTGAATGAAACATTAGCAACATCATAATCACTCATCCATCCACCACCAGCAGCATGGAGCGCACACCAGCGCGAAAAACGAGCGCAAATGAAAGCAAAATTATGTTGCAACTCGTTGGGTAGAACTGGAGCGAGTCGAGTTAATTTCGTCATTAGCTTGAGGTGAAGTGGACTCCCCTGCGCGTGTGACCTATTCAGCATCACTGGTTCCCATCCTTGAGCTTCCCAAGTCGATTTCCACACGTTTGCACAAGCAAATTGTTCGTCCTGTGGACGCAGTTGCACACTCTCGTAGTATGAATAGATTTTTGGTTTCATTAGTATGCCTTAATTCCAACATTAAAGACTGGAACACCCAAGTCGATGTGGGGTTGGTGTCCTGCGTCCATTGCTTTTTTGCAGAATGAAATATCGTCAGGGTAAAAAGGCCCATGTTTGATATCAGGGAACTTTTTCTTGATATCTTGAAGCACCCGACGATGGATTAGCAAACATCCACTGCCCACCCAGTCAACCGCCTCAACAGAATCCGTGCAGACCCGTGCTTTTTTACCCAAATCTGACTTTGAACAGTCGATTGAAGCGTCATCCAAGTTAGCAAAGTACGCTGCACCAACAAGAGACTTCCCTGCGCCGATCAAACGATGAACAATGTGCTTCTGTAAGTGCGAATCGTGGATATTTCGAGCAGCACCAATTGTTGCCTTTGCCCACTGTGGTCTTCCAATGGATGGGATGATGTTATTGTCAAGCAAAAGCAACCATTTTGCGTCTGTGGCTAAGAATTTCTCTGCAAGGTCATTTCGTGACTTGTAAAAGTTGTTTTCGTCGCTAGAAACGTCAAATCGGATCTTGTCACGTCCAAAATCAAGCGCAATGTTGATTAAAGCAAGTGTAGTGATTGGATTTGTGGCTTTATTAGCCGAAAAACCAACGAAAATGTCCCTTCCTGCAAACTCTGCACGATACGATGGCAACCCCTCATTGGTTCGGGATTCTACAATATTTGACTGTAGAGTATCGTTAAATGGTACTTTTTCGGCAACATCTTCGATAATCGGTTGTTTAATTTCTTCTGGAGTTGGTAATTCCATCTTTTCTAGCACTTTTGGAACTGGTTTGCGTCTGCGTTTAGGTTTTCGGTCTAATTTGATCATAGGTTCGTCGAGATGTGAAAAATCTCTTTGTTGTTTATTTATTTCTGGTTGTGGTTGTGGACGCTGAACTTGTCCTTGTCTTGCAAATGGATCAAAAGAATCCAATGCATTCATGGTGATTCGCTCATCTGGCGATACTTTTGGTTCCATAGATATAATGTGGCTTTAACTATATAAATTTATGTATAAGTATACTAACTTTAGTATACTTTAACCACCTAGTGCTTCATCAAGCCCAAGATCAATGGCATCCATTGAATTCATCTTCAATCGGTCGTTGAGGGTGGATTTGATGCTATGCTGACCAGTGATAGTTTGACGAGGCATCTTTCCTGCACCCTTTAACTTATTGTTCTCTTCACGCAAGGCTTTTAGTTCTGCCATGTATTTAGCTTTCCCCTCCTGCTCAACTCGTAGTTGCTCAGTTAGGACGTGCGAGAATACTGCTGCCGCTGCCACATTAGCCCGTTCTTGCGCGTTGGTGGGCCACAGAGCAGAGTTAAACTTTTCAGCAAGGGATTGCACCTGTGCATTGTGTCTCTGGACTTGTTCTAGCTTCTCTGGGGTTGCGTCTTTAGGTGCTTCCGCAAACCTAGCCCACGGAAGTTCTTTGGTGATGGAATCGATATGCTGATCGATCTGCTCAACTTCTTTGTGATACCACTGTCCTTTCTCTTGCTCACGTTGAGCAAGAATCTGCTCTGCATTTTGTGCGGCATTTTCAATTTCTTGTTCTTGCTTTTCTTTGAGATCAACAACATCAACAAGATTGCGTTTTAGACGCTCCGAATCGGTAAGTGGTAGCTTGTCGATTGCATTGTTCTTCCACCAACTTTGATCTACGGCATCAGGCCCGCCCGCTTTTTCAATCGATTCAATAACGTCCTCGCTTGCTCCGTTTTTGCGAAGAATGCTGTAGATATTCTCCTTAGCAGACGCAATTGGTTGGTTGTATTTCGATTGAAACTCTGGGTCGTTTTTGATATCGAAGATTGCACGGAATTTCTTCAATTCATCGTAGTCATCAGGTGCTTTAAACTCCTGTTGACGTGATTCCATCTCGACAACACGTTGACGCAGTTGCTCTGCTTCCTCGGATTGTTTTTTGTAGGTGCTTGCCGTTTCTTGAAGTTTTCGCCAGTTAGAACGATTAACCTCCGAAAGATTGCGAGGTTGCTCGATTGAAGCAATTTCTGGATCCAATTCGACTTCTGGAGTTGCAGGTGCTTCTGGAGTCTCTGTAGATTCCGTGGTTTCAGTAACCTCTTGCTCTGGTTCCTCGATTGGTTCAATTTCCTCAGTTTCGGCAGGTTCCTCTGCGTACACTGGCTCAACTCCGCTTAGTGCAGCGTCAAGTAGTGCATCGATTTGATTTTCAGTTGATTCATCAATCGGATCTGCGTCCAATGATGGGTTTCCGTATCCAGTAACACTGGATTCTGCTTTTTCGTTTTCGTTTTCCATAGATTTATTAATTGGTTGTTGATTTACTTCATTGACTTCTCTCCACGGCACTTCCATTTTTTCCTGCTTAAATTATTTGGTGAATTTGGATCATCCTTCCAGTCACCTTTAATGTTTGCGCTTCTAGCACAATACGCATCACCTTTCGATGTGCCGGGTCGAATACGATCCTTGCCATCCTTAGCTTTCCCGGCTTGTCCGTATTCAACTGTCCTCGTTCGACCAGTTGCCTTGTTAGTGATTGTTTTGCTGAACCTTGGTTTGATTTCTGCCATATAGTTTTGACGTAAATACTAGGTACTTTTTCCGTCACATAGACGTGAAGTTCCCTGCGCTTGGATCGGTGCTATCCTGTGAAGAATTTACGCAGTCATCGATTTCTCGCAATGCCATCTCAAAACCTTGTTTCAACATGGCTTGCATTGCAACGCCTTCGACGGAAACTTCCGTTATGAAGGGAATTCGACTGCGCAAATATAAACGCAATTGACTCCCTGTTTTCTTATCGTAGTCCCGCAGACGTGATGCGTCAGATTCTTCCCATTTCATATTTATTTATTAATATATTTTATTTCATCATCGACTTAACTTTGGATTTAACTTTTCGGTAAGCCTTTTTGCCAGCTTCGACCAATTGCTCTGGAGATACGATGCCTTGGTCGCTCATTCCTTGTTTTTCGATGCGATCATAATTTGCTTTTTCTTTTGCGGAATATTCTGCTTTCTTTTCCATTTCCTTTTCAGATTCAGAAAGCAAGTCCTCAACTTCCGCTTCTTTGTCTTTAGGCGTTGGAAGAGGTTCAACTTTTTTCATAAGTTTAGCCTCTTTTTCGCTAATAGCACCCAAAGCACCTCCTTTGGGAAATGCTGATTTATTGTCTGCAAGTTTGCTGATGATTTTGGCTCTGTCTGGCATAATATTATCCTGCTGTTACTGGTTTAGGTGGTGCAGCAATTTGACTTACTGCGTTAGTTTGTGAAGGGTTTGATGTTCCAACTGCCTCTCCCATTGCGGTAGCCTGTGCAGTCGATGGTCTACGTCCACCTCCTCCACCTCCACCACCTGCTGCTGCTGGAAATAAATCACCTTCTGAAATTGGTGCTTGTCCTGCTGTGAGATGAGTAATTGCTTCAGAAACTGCCTTCTTGTACTCGGCAATCTGCTTCTTGTCTGCACCCTTCGCTTCAGCGTTCTGGACGTGACCGATAAAGTGCTGTACTGCCGATTGTAGGGGTTTAATCATCTCTGGAGGCATCGACCCTGCTGGAGCGTTAGCAATGAGCGGGAATAGCTTCTCTATGATTGTCTGGATGTGAACAATATCGTTGTCCCGTGGAGAAACTGGAATGTCCTCACCTGAGATGATGCTCTGAAGTTCGATAATCTGCTGCCTCGTTGCCTCGATTGCCACTGCCTCAACCTGATCTTTAGGAAGGATGACTTGGTTAGCAATGGATTCACCCACTTTGCGTGACCAATCCAACTTCATCAACTCGTCTTGGTTGATTTGTGGGTTACCCGTGTAGCGTTGAATCAGAAGATCAAGGATTGCCGCATCTTGACCCTCGGTTTGAGGTAAAAGTTCCTCTGCTGGTGAGAATGCCATTAAAAGTATGTCGCTAGGTGGCAAGTTGCGCTCCAACATGGACAAAACGCATGAAACTGCTTCTTCATCGAGGTGTCTAGGGATCTCAAATGGCACTAGGAACGATGGAATCTCGGATTGTGCCTGTTCAAACGCTTCTACAACCTCTTTTTTAGCCCACATTGCGTTAGGATTCTGCAAACGAGCAAAATCAATCTGCGTTTTTAGCTCAGATGCGGCTTTAACGTGTTCTGGATGGCAAATTCCACGTTGCATACGTTCGACTGCCTTGGAATATTGTTTAACCCAACGCATTAAAATGCCTTCCCTAATCTGATTTTCCACGGCAGCAATGCGGTTAACCTCGGATGCGGTCTTATCGCCACCAGTGATGTTCATAACACTGCTTGGCAGGAAAGTTCCCATCTGGATTTCAGCCAATCCAGACATGAATTGGTCGAGTTTAATGAAATCTTCCACGTCAGCGGGGATTGCGGACTGAACAACGTCATATCCCTCTGCGACATAGGCAACGGGATGCATTACTTGAAGCGGAGGAATGCCTGTTTTAGCGGTTGGGCCTTTCTTAAGTAATAGCATCCCGCGCAGATACGAGTTATCGACAATGAGATTTCGAGCTTTGTCGATAGCAATGTGCGTGTTATACAAATCTCGTCCTGCGCCACGGGATGACATCAACGCACCAGATCCAATCTCGATAGAGAATAAGGCGATTGTATCCGACATTCTGTTGTATCTATCCAATTGTGTACAGATTTCATCTCCTGACTTATCGTCAAAAAGATAACGTGATATTTTTCCAGTTGGTTCCTTGATTAGCAATTCACCTAGTTCGACGTATTTTGCATCGTTTTCATAACTTGCTCCATAAGAACCCTCTCGCGTCCAGTCCTCATATCGGCGAGCATCATCATCAGAATCAAGCGTTCGTCCCGCTGGGGTTGCGTTGTTGATTGCCTTTACCAAGTTATTGATGTGCCAACCTGCAAGTGCAGAGAGTCTTGGTTGCTCCAGCACTGGTAGCAATTCAGCAATCTGGTATCGACGCTTCCTAGCCCAAATCGGCGTTGAGTCCGCTTCCTGTGGGGTTTCGATGCTGAAGAACGTATAATCTTGGCGCAGGAACTCTGGTTTCCAGTCTCTCACGTCATCCCAGCACACCGCACAAAAGCCAAAGGTCGTATTCTCATGCGTTACTTGAGCCACTAGATCATCGTGACCCTTCCAACCCCGGATGCATTTCGTGATCTCTTCGCGAAAAATCTTTGTTTTGTTTTCTTCGCTTACTCCCTCCAACGGGAACTTGGAATATGTTAACGTAGGGGACTGCTCGATCACCTGTTTAAATGGTGGTTGTAAACGGCTAACCATCGTAGACAAAAACCCAGTTGGGCGATTGCTGCGCCAATTCTGACCCATGCTTTCCAATTTTTTTGCACTATACGGAGGTTCATTGTTTAGCTTCTTCTGAATCAATTGGTTCTTGCGGTTTCTCTCGACATTCTGTTGTTTCAACCTGCGATATGCAGAATGCGCTTGCTGGCAGTCTTTAAACGTCCGTTTAACTTGCAGTGTATCTGGATTTACAACGTCCCCAGTAGCGTTATCGTCAACAATCTCCAGTTCGGAAACACGTTGCTTGTCCGATGGTTTCATAATCCGCGCAGCTTTCGATGCGTAGACGTTGGTGACTTCTGCTGGAATTGGTTTGGTTGTATCTGCCATATTATTTGAGATTTAGCCAGCAATCTACTGGCAAATTTTCTGACGGGGAAATGCTGTCTCTGGACATGAAAACTGCGGATTTATTATCGTGGCGTAACAACAAACAACCACCTAGTGCTTTGGAGGTTTTGGTTTCTTTCGCTTGTCTAATGCTGGCACTTAACCTATCCGTTGCCTTCACGCAAGCACCGCAACCGCTTTTCCATTGTGCATTTTGTTTGCAAGCAAGACAAATCTTTGCGCGTTGCTCTGCCAACTCACTGGATACAAGTGCTACTTCTTTTGAAGAATTGATAACATTTTTAGCCCAGATCGTAATGTCATTTAGCAACTCTGTCTTTTGACTAGGTGTATTAACAGATGTTACAACTACCATATCAACTCCGTGGCAGAAGTTAGGGTTCTTGCTACAGATGTACGAATTGACATCACCCTCAACGTCACCAACTGGCAAATGGTTTTCGGCGCGAAAATTCGTGACAACCTCAAGAAGATTGTCATAGCTATGAGCAGTGAGTTTTGCATCACCATCGTAGTAATGCCAACCCCCCGGTGGGATCATTCCAATTATCGGTTTTGCCATGAATTTTTGAGTTTTACGTCAATTTTTTAAGGTTTGCAAGCAAATTCTTACTTATTTATCAAATTAATTGCTGAAATCAACGAATTCATAACTTTCAATTCCAGTATGTTTTTTCTGGAAAACAAACTTTTCTGGTTTCGGTTCGGTCATCGTAGCAACAACTCCACCCCGTTGACGCATGAGGTAGACCAGCAGGGACAGGGAATCGAGTGCGTCAGGACTATTTTGGCGAGTCCGTTTTACGAAGTCTCCCTTGCTCTCGACTCTCACCAACCCCTGCCCCTGCTGCTTGTACCTGCGAGAAGTTGCTTGACGAACCAACTCCTCGGTACGGAAGCTCGGTGAGATTTTTAAATACTCAAACTCTAGGTACTTTGCTAGTCCGAAAATTAGCTCAGTAACAACTCCAGAGTATAACTCATTTGCGCGTTGTGTATCATCTCCAAGAATATGGGTTTCGGAACTAGCCCATGAATAATTGACTCCCATCACTTCGCTTCCGTACAAGGATCTCAACGCATCGTGGATTCCTGCTCCGTTTCCAGTTCGGTCAACACACAACCAATTCGCGCCGATTCTCATCTCCTTTGCGAAGCGGATAATCTCTGCGGTCTGCTCTAGTGTTGCCAATTTCGGAAACTGCATTTGCGAGTCTAATTGCAAACACGTCTTTGGCTTTTTGAATTCTCTAAATTGTCCATCCCGTGGAGTCCAACCATCACAGAGTCCGTATCGCCCGAATGAGCAGACAACTTGATCTCGCCCCTCCAACGCCAAATCAAACGCTGCTAGAGGCACTACAGGCCCAATAAACCGCAAGCTACCCATTGCATTGTCCATCATTGCGGGCGTTATGATTGCCATCGATATGCCTTCCTGCGGGAAGAATCCACGGGCCATCGTGTAGTATTCGGCAGTCCTACCCTTTGACTCGTATGCCATGTAACCCTCGTAGGATTGGAAGCCGGGGAACACAATCTCCTTCTCCAGTACATTCTCGCACCTAGCAGCGTCTAACCTCAAAACGTGCCATCCCTCCCTACTTTCCCATTCAAAGTCTTCCTCGCAGTCTACACTCTGCCAACCTCGTATTGGTTCACACCTTTTTCCGAATTCACTATTCCTGTCTTTCGGGTTCGATGCGCCAAAAATCTTGATGCGTCCCTTGGAATCCTTTGTGTCCGCAGCAGACAGGATGTTTTGCAGACCCTCCCACACCCCAGCGGGAACCTCTTCAGCTTCGTCAAGTACAACGTGTGTCCTACTCATCTGACCCCATTTAGGATCTGGTTTTTGCCTTGGACTTGGATGGAACCCACGGAGCGTTCCAGTTCCACTATCACCTTTCGGTACGGCAACCAAGTGGATCCCGTTCTTGTCATCGTCATTGGCTTGAATCGACTTCACTAAGTCTTCGCTACCTTCGTACTCTGGTCTAACCAATGCAGTCCTGTAGAAGTTTTTGATTGCAGCGAATACGTTTCTCTGCGCGTGTGCCTCGGTCAACGAAACAACTTTGATACAAGTGTACTCTGGATCTCGCATCCAATCCAATAAAAACCACGCAGCAGCATTAAACGTCTTGCCCATCGCTCCTGCGCCTTGAACTAGCAACTTATCATGCTCAAATAAGCATCTCCATGTATCCGCTGCGCTTTGTGGCCTCCAGTCATAAACCCCTGCACCCCACAAAATCGTTGCTGCTGCTTCAAACTGATCATGCTTGAGCAGATGTTGAACGAAGTTTAACACAGTCTGCCTAGCCACCTTTTCGTCCAGTGTAACCAACTTTTTCTGAGAATCCGTAAGATTTGTCAGTATAAACTGAGCGGCATAGATGATTCCATTGATATCATCCTTTTCTGCCTCAACTCGCACCTTTGTGGCAATGTTAATTGCCTGTAAAACTGACGCGGGTTTATTCATTCACTTTCCAGCCATACATTAGATTAAACCAAGCAAACTCCTTCTCTCCAGCTTTCTTGCTGCTTCTGAATACTTTTGCAAATCTATTCACAAACCACTCTTTATATTTCTCAAACTCTTCATTGCTCCAACTTTTTTTGGAATACCAATTCTCTTGGTGGGTGAATTCTTTGTCGAACCCTTCAAACCCAACTCGCTTGAACATCTCGTCCAATGCTTCCATCATAAATGTATCTACTTTGCTCATAATATTAATCCCAGTATAGTTGTGTTCCTGTTAGTTTTCCGCTCATCATTCTCTCCAAGACTGGCTCAACATCCCACGGGTACAATCCTCCTTCATGGCAAGTTTGCATTCCAAAGTACTCGCTAAACTTGTCTCTGTCTATTCCGTTGTTTTTCAATGCTTTATCTAGCACATCGAACTCAATATGCTCAATCGGGTTATCCGTTATAACGATCCCAAGTTGCTCAATTCTATTGTATTTCATTCCTCGTCCTACTCATCTTCCTCGTCCTCGTAACTCATCGAATTCTCAATCAACTCATGGATCTTGACCTGCAAAATCCCAACCATGCTTGCCAATGGCAAATCAAACTCGGCAATGTATGTATCAACCAATTTATCAATTTTGTTTTGTAGTTCCGTTATCTGGGCTGAGTCTTTCATGTTCCTCCTTTAGTTGGTGAATTTTACCTTCTTTGTTCCAAACTCTCACGTTTCCTAACTCTTCAAATTGTTCTGACCACTCCTCTTTGGAGATGCGTCCGCACATATAGTCCTCGTTGGATTTCCGCTGCGCCTCTTGTCTTGTCATGTCCAATGATCTAGCGGACAACGCTCCGTGTCCATAACTACTTTTATCTCCATATTGCATCCGCAAACACCGCACTTTCCCGCACCACTGAATGCCGTTGGATCGTAATGCACACACTGGTTGCAAATAAGTAATCTCTCCTCGATCTGCTCCTTGTTGCGTATTGGCATACCTGCACGGACGAATGCCGCTGCGCTCTTCACAAAGCTAATCGCCTTCTGCGCTATGTTTGGCTCAATCATTTCATTCCAAAGATACTCTTCAATGCATCCACACCAGCACTAGTGCTATGGTATGATCTTGGTTCGTCTTGCGCTTCCTCTTCCCCGTCATACATTGCAACATCCCATGTTGTATCGAATAGCTTGCGAAGTCCTTTCGCAGACATGGTTACGTTTCCACGTCCGTTGAACGATGGGTTTTTATTGCTGTACACTTTCCAGAGTTCTTCTTTTGTCATACGTTTATCAAAGCAATGTTGAATTGCGCTGCAAGCATGGTGGTCGATTCGTCAGTTGGGTAAGTCTCACGATAGACTATCCGCTTGATGCCATATGATGCAAGCGATTTCAAGCAGTTGTTACATGGCAATGTTGTTGATGCCAACAGATAGCACTCCAATGGTTTAACATGGCGCAATGCGTTCTGCTCTGCATGGACAACGTAATTCCTACGCTTTTCCCTGCAACTCCAATCCTCCTCCATGTGCGGTGGAAATCCGTTGTATCCACAGGCAGCAACAGTGTTGTCATGCCTCAACAACACAGCACCAACCTGCCTCCAAGGGTCTTTGCTCTTCTTGGCTACCACTTCCGCTATCGACAATGCGTATTCGTCCCAGTTCATGCTTTATTTATTTCTCCCATATGATCTTCCAACCAGTAGACTGCCTGTCCAGAATCTCTAACCTCGTCTGGAAAGATACACTCGTCCGATATGATTCCGTTCAGTTGCAATGCGTTCATTACCTTGGTTGCGTTAAGTCTCTTATATTCAATGTAGTGTTCCAGAGTGTTCATTCGTCACCCTTCAGGCCATCGTACACAACATACAATATAATGACTGCTAACACGATATAGCCTATGATATATCCCATATATGACACCTTATTGGCAGGACTCGCACTCTGGATCTTCGATGCGGCAAGTGCGCTCCACCTTCACTCCGTCCAGATCATCGTCATCCTTCAACACAACTGGTTCTTCGATCACATCCAGCTTGTCTGCCCGTGCAATTGCTGCTGCGTTGCTATACTGGTGTTGAGGATACCTCTTCGATAGCTTCGCAACATTTGCTTCCATGCACTCCTCAATAGTCAAGCCTAACTCGTTCAACAGACCAGTCAGGTAGAACAGGATGTCTCCTGCTTCTTCAATCACGTTGTTGATGTCTAGTTGCTTCTGATAGATAGCGTGTTTCTTGATTGCGTCAAGCAACTCACCCGCTTCGCCGCTGACCCCCACTGCCATGTGGAGAATGGATGCCTGAAGTGGCGTTAGCTGGACGAGGATATCATGCCCCGGCTTAACGATGGATTGAACGAACTGCTCGTATGGTGTAGTTAATTTCATTTTGTGTATATATTAAAGTATGCCAATCCGAAACAACCTGCCTCAGCTAGGTGGACTAACCTTCCCTCACGTCCTATAGCCTCGTCAAGCATCTTTTTCGTTATCATCTGAGGGTGACCTTCATGTGGCTCGATATCAACCCATTCAAAGATGCGAAGAACCTTTGCCGCTCGTAGTGCGTTGGCAATGATTAGTGCAGGGTCATCTGTATGCTGCAAGCAATTGTAAATCCAACACTCATCGAACCCCTCTTCTACCACGTCTTCACCTCGCATCACCAGACACTCAACACCATGCTCATGGTAGCGAGCGTAAGTCCACTGCGGATACTGGAGCGGATCCACTACCAATGCCCTGCCCAGTCCCTTTGCCTTTAACAGCATGGACGTTGGGCCACCCCCAATGTCCAGCACTGACTTGCCTGACAAGCTGAACCCGTAGCCAACCTGATGCAGTCCCATGAATCTGCCATAGACGTAATGCTTCTGGTCTTCATCGAACGTGTTGCAGCAGTCTCCCCAGTAATTTGCTTCAAATGTGTAGTCACTCATATTGTTTATGTATTAAATAATTTAACCCAACCTTCTATTCTTTTATTCCAATCAAATGTTTCAATCGCATATTCTTGTATTTTTGCACAAGTAGCCCGATACAACTGGTGGTCTTGTTTATATCTCAAGATTGCTTCTCTTGTTTCATTGATGAAATTATTTGCATCAATTGAGACTACAACTCCACCACTTTTAACTGCATCCTCTGCATAATATCCAACAGGAGTTCCTATCGTCAGTCTTCCTGCTGCTGCGGATTCCATCATTGGCAAACCTCCAGCCTCCTCGGTTGATGACATCACAACGCAATCAACCCTGCCATAGTACGAAGGCATACACAAGTGATTCATCTCTGGAAATGATAACAACTCCACATCGATTCCATTTACAGCATCTTCTACCAACTTGCCCCTCTTTATCTCCTCGTTCAAGAAGTTCTTGGTTTCCTTCATCCCAGCATACCCAATTACAGATAGTCGATGAGAGATGTTGCGCTCAAAAACATCCGTATGGATTCCAAGTTTCACAATGTCAGGAACCCTGCTAACCCCAAACTCCATAGATTTGTTCTTTAGGACGCTTGATATAACAGCATACCCTTTAAGTTGGGAATAAAAATCAACCCCATAATCTTTCCTAGCCAGCAATATGTCCCATTGACCATGAGCAACACTTACTATCTTGTCCAACGGAATCCCTCGATAATGCAACGGAATTACTGCCTCTGGAGTTGTAACGAACACATCGTATGTTCTATTCAAGAAATCAAACTCATGCTGTGAATACGGAATAGTCCAGTCAAGCAAATTTGCGTATATCCCGTGTTTATACAATTCCTTGCATAGACCATGATGAATAGACCCAAATGCCCACCTGTTTTGAGTGTAAAATAATACTTTCTTCATATGCCTAAATTCCTACGAGTTACATATCCTTTGATTGCACAATAATTGTATTCGCAATGGGTGAATTGTGGATCATTCCAATGATACCATCCAAACTTCTTTTCGTAGTGATGAATGTCGAACTTTGTAGCTAAATCAATCAGGTTAAAGTTGGATTTGTGGATCTCATACGAGTTATCCAACGCATCGTCTTGCGGCATGAAAGTAGGCCACAATGCAAATACCCAATCACTGCGATACAAGAAGTAATCGATGTAATCAATTGCTTCTGACCTAAAGAAGTGTTCAAGAACATCTCCAAATATTACTGCATTATATCTTCTCCTTGGATTTACTTTGGCGAAATCTTGAACATTACAGTAATGAACTTTGCTATATATATCGCTCAACTTGTAGTCATCAATGTATTTCTGCGTTGGTTCGATTGCCTCAATATTAATGTTTGGCAGTATTGATTTTATTATATTACCATACTTCCCCGCTCCTGCACCAACATCAAGAACTGACTGCGGATTGACTTTGTTAATGTGACTTGATAGCAATGTATCAAATGTTTCTGATGAAAATGGCATTAGTTCAGTTCCTCATTAAGCTCTTCTGTTGTTTTGTTCATCTTTTTATGGGTAAGTCATTGTCATTGCATCGATTCCGTTGCCTTTAGCGTACCATCCCGCTCCGTTGTGAACGTCAAGCACGTCTTGGAAATACTTCTCGTACCTCGGTGCAACCTTCTCAAGCGTAAAGTTCTCGCCAAACTTGCGGCAGTCCGCTGGTCTGATGCGGTCGATATTTTCGACTGCATCGACATAGTCACCCATCGTTCTGCATCGATACCCAGTGACCCCGTGCAGGTTATTCTCTGCGAAGGATCCCCAATCACTGGTGATGGTTGGTGTTCCAGATAGCAGGTTCTCGATCTGCACTCCACCGAATGGCTCCACATACTGTGATGGCAGGAAGGATGCCTTGGCTTTAGACATCAGTTCCTTTCGCTTTAAAACGTCAGCATAGCCCACATATTCGACGTGAGGTGGGAATGTATACCCAGCTTCCTTCTGACCCGCTACAATCAGTTTCACACCTGCCCTGCGCGTTGCATCGATTGCGATATCAACACCCTTGCCAGAGTAGACCCTGCCTAGATAAAGGAAGTAGTCTTCTTTCTGGTCATTGAAGTCGAAATCATCGATATCAAAATAGTTCGGAATGACTACGCTATAGTTATCCTGCTGGCATTGCCCAACAGAAGCCATGCCGCAGTGAGCGTGATAGATGGCATAGCTCTCCCAGACCTTCCACCTAGCCCAATGCCCACCCGCATATCCAATCCCCGGCTCAACGCAGATCAGGTCTGGATGGGCATCGCAGATTGGTCTGACTCCAGATCCCCAGAACGGCAGGATGAAGTCATTCTTCTGTTTACGGACTCCAATCTCCCGAATGGCATTGGCATAGAATGTCTGGTATGCATGGTCACCAGTGTCGAACTTAAAGAACGTCTTACGCCAGTCGTGTGACCCATATGACTTGGCGAAGTCCTCGTTGGCTAAGACACTAACGTGTTCGGTGCATTGCAGGTCTGAGTCCTCATGCCCGTAGTGTATCACCTCATGCCCCCTGTTGGTCATAGCTTTTGCAAATTTGACCACCTTCTGCGTGTAGGCACAGGCATTAAACTCTTTGGATGTAACTGTGTGTGGAAGTCCCAGTGCGTGGAATCTCATTTTTTCTGTTTTCATTATGTACTACTGCTGTTATGTGAAGTTATTGGTTATTTTCCTTGTTCTTCAGCTTGTTGATCAAGGACTTCTGCTTGTTTACGTCATGCTGCAATTCATGGATGATTTGCCGCAATTCTCTAATCTCCTGCTTTTGTTGCTGGATTATACGCATCTCTGGTGTTATCTCATGCGCTTTCATAGGTTCTCGATGATCTCGGTTAGTTTTGCTTTCATGTTGTTGACTTGTTTTAGACTCATGTAGTCCTGTGCGCTCACTTCGTATGTTGAGTACCTGTGGTTGCACTTTCCGTTATCGCAGTACCTACGTCTTGAGAATCGATTTCCAAGATCTCTACATTCCATAACGTGTGTCGTAGAACTGCATTTTGGGCATAATTTGACCATTTATGATTTAACCCTAGATATGGTGATTTTAAAATATGTTGCCACTATATGGTGATTATTATCGACAACATCAGTGATTTTGTGGTTAAAATACATTAGCTCATCGTACGCTATGCTGAGTTTGATTCACCGCTCGCTTCGATTCGCAGTTGCTTCTCCTCTGGTTCCCTGCCCTCGATTAGCTCTATTGGTTCAGCGTTGCGATCACCAATCGTGAATGTGACGTTGAGTGGTTTGGCTCCAGTGTTCTCTATTTCGATTTTGTCTCCGTACTGACGAGCGTTCCATTTACCTAGTAAGCGTAGTCGAGTATCGATTCGCACTCGCTTCTCTGCTGCGTCTAGCATTGGATCATCAGCAATGCGAATGCAATCATCTGCTAGTGCGTGAGTGCCGATTTTTCTTGCGTGTGCGGATTTGTTGCGAAAGTTTTCGTTGGAAGATTCCCAACGCCATACTGTGGAGTAGTTTGGCATACCTTCGAGATTACAGATGGATGAGAGTGTTTGACCTATTGAAAGTCGTTCACATATTTCCTCTGCGAGTTCCTCGTTATACTCTGGAGGTCTACCCATTTTCTTGGATGGTTTAAAGCTCATGTGGTTGCTTGGGTTTACGCCTTGGTAATCCTGACTTCAGTTCGTTGCTCTGCTTGGGTGCGGACTTTGACTTGCGAGAACGTGATTTCGACGCTTTCTGGGTTATCGTCTGGGATGAGGTGCGCGTATCTAATTTGGTCAATGAGAGGTTTGCTTCCTCCAGCAAGGTTATCGATGTCGAGAGTCTTGGTTGAGAATCTTGTAAGTGCGAGAGTGTACTGCGGATTGCACTTAGCAGTGCAGTCCTTGCTAGGTTCTTTTGCTTTTGGTACTTTGACCAATGGCAATTTAGGAGCGTGTTGAGTGAGGGTGTCAAGTAGCCGTCTAGATGGAGGTTTATAGTTGTCTGCATAGTAGTAATGTCCGTCAGGTGCGAGGGTGTAGCCTTTCTCTTTGAGTTGTTCAGTTGTCCAGTTCATTGCTCGATTAAGTAATCTTCTGGGTTGGGATCCTGTTGTGCTTCGATTGTTTTGCCGCAGGTGTTGCACTTGCAGTTGCCGTGATCATCGACTTCCATGACGTTGTCGCAGCACTCTGGTACTTCGTCTTGTTCTGGCGGGTCATTCCAGTAGTCGTTCATAGCGGGTATAGTTATACATGGTTGTGTTGGGTTTATACCTTATCTAGCCTAATCTTTCTACTTGAGAGTGCCATCTCCACCCCTTCCAAGATCCATGTGATTGCTTTCTTCTGGGTGATAGTATTGACAATCCACCATGTGCTTTGCAGGTGTAAGATGTTTCTTTTTTACCTTTTTGATGCCATTGAACATCATCGAAATGAAAGAGAGTTTCATTTTCTCGTATGAAGTGCATTAAGTTCTTAAAATTGTATACTTTATTTGATGGTGAAACAAGTCTCCATATTTTTGAACATTGATTCATTGGCCCCTTTTGCGCTCGCGGATCTGTTTTTTTAAATTCTTCTAATTCTTGTTTGATTCTTTCTTTTTCCCAATCTGCGTGTGGTGTTTTTCTCGTAATTCGACCACTTAGTTTCTTGGAATTTATTTCTCCGATTCTTTTTCTTGTTTCATCTGAAAGTGGTTTGTGAACTAATTCTCCGCTTGCATATCTTTTTTTAAGAGTTGCTCCCGCTCTCTGTATTGATTCTTTTGGGTTTGGTTTTCTTGTTCCAGAAGACCACTTTCTTTTTAATGAGATTGATAGTTTTTCAATTGATTCTTTTGTCATAATTAGTTGTTCATTTGATTGGTAGCGTTTCGATTGGGTTTAGTGCTGATTGCGGGACGAAGTAGCAGTCTGGATCTCCTTCTACGAAGTACTCTGGTTTCTTACCATGCTCAGGATTGATCCAACCTCGTAGTGTTGCCTTGAGTCCACTGATTGTAACGAACACAAAGATGTAATCGTTGTTGGAGGAATCGTATAGCACAAGATGTCCGTTTGCGTGTTCTGTTGTGCGAACCTCGATGGATGCGCCTATGTCTGCTGCTTTGGTTATTTGCAGGGTGGACATCTGCGTTAGCCCGGTGAACTTTGATACAGCAATCTCACCTAGCTCACCTAAAATGCTATCTGCCAATCGCTGGGTCATTTTGCGGTATGACTTGCCACCATGATCGTGTCCCATGCGCTTGTTCTTAATGGCAACCAACTGGCGTACCGCACCCTTCGTTGCGGCTACCATGAAATCCTCTGCTGTTAAATCGATGATCATCGTGATTGCTGAATGAATTTGAGTGCGATCGCCATTAGCTCAGGGTAGTCGCGCAGTGACTCTAGGTACTGGGCAAACATATCATCGATTGCCTGTTCAGCGAACGGGTCAGGAATGATCTCAGCTTTGACCTGTGCGTCCTCCAAGTCCTTGTTGGCTGCCCTCAGTGCAAAGATGGCAGCGGAACAGAATACGGACAATTGTGCGGCAATGGAGCGGTAGTCTTTATCGCAGTCCTTGAGACGCTCGATCTCGGTGGCGTAGTGCGGTTCGCTCATGGTTTTAGTTTTTCCTTTTTGCGGTAGTCTCTAACCTCGGCTTGCAACACTTGGTTGCTTTCGGACATTTGTTGTGCCAACTCCCTTGCGTCAGCGAGTTCATATGTTAAATTTACCATTTTAACGTGATAGTTTTTTGCGTCTTTTAATGCCTCGTCACGTTCCAATTCTGCTCTTGCTGCCATATCAATCGCGCATTTCCACTTGTTCTCCCAACCCACAATAGCATTCCTAGCCTCGTCACGTTCTTTAATAGCTCGCAATGTTCCTAAAGCAATTTCCCTTCTTTCTTGTGGTATTGCCATCACTTCGATGAGTGATAAACACTTAAGTTCCTCTGTATCTGGTTGTTCACTCATTTTGCGCCCTCCAATGCTTTTCTTGCAATAGTTCCCATGTTTTCGCGATCTGCGTAAATATCTGTGCCGTCAATAAATAAATCCTCGATCTTCATCAACGCCTCTCTCGCCTCGTCTAATTGCTCAAGAGCAAACGCCAAAGATTGTTGAGAATTTTTGCGATCCTCCCTAGCCTCGTCACGTTCTTGGCAGAATCGTTCTGCCCTGCATTCAGCTTGAGCAATCTGTGACAAAGCATCGTCACGTTCTAACGCCAGTTGCTTTGCATCCTCTCGCAACTTGTAAACCTCAGTTGGTGTCCAGTCTGCGTCACAACCGCACTCGTAACTGCTACGAGCTTCGCAATCGCAATCTTGGCCGGGGAAGTAATCTGATGTTATAATTTCGTTCATATATTTATAAATGGGGTGTGAGGTTTTATGTAGTTGCCTCACAGGGTCAAATGATAACCAGCCCACATGGTGGCCGCTACATTCCCTTAAAATTGGTCAGCGTTTTTTCGGATGCGCTGCCCCCGTTGTCCCCTGCTATCTACGGGACTGACCTTTGTAGAGTAGCGAGGAAAGTGTTAGTTAAAACGGAATGTCATCTCCATCCGAATCATTGGCCCGTGCTGGAGCAGATTTGGCCTTTGCAGGGGTTTTGGTTGCGCCTTGATCCTTTGGCTTGGCTGACAAGCTAAAGAACTTCTTACCATCCTTCTTGGACTCCTTGAGCCAACCATTGAGCCAGTAGTCAGTTCCCTCGATGTTGATGGATCCGTTGTAGTCTGGGTGGGTGTCCAGTTCTTTGCGGTCATTCTTGAAGAGTGATCCGCGATTAGTGTTATCGTATTGTTCTGCCATATTATTATAGTTAGTTTATATTATGCATCGTTTTTGTGGTGTGATGCCACCAAGTCTGCATTTGTTTGCAGAAAGTGTAATGTTGTGGTTAGTCGCTCCAGCAATCGTAGCTTCCTTCGTAGACATATCCATCCTCGTTTTTCGTTTCGTTGACCGCGAATGACTGTCCGATCATTTCGTGTCTGCCACAAATGGATTTGACCATTTCATTAGAAAGACAGCACCTTGACGTGATGCGGAATGTTCCCCAGTCCCGTGTGCCACTGGAATTGCGCTGCTTGTCTGCCTCGACTGTGATTGTGTTGAGAGTTTTCATTTGTTAGTGGATTTGGAGCGGGGATTGAACCCGCTCCGTTTTTTAGTTAATCATTAATCCACTCTTCAAAAGTTTTTAGTGGTTCTCCGTTGCGAGTTATGTCTCCACCTTTTCCGTCATTGGCACATTCAATGTAGACATTGTAGCGATCAACAATCGTTCCGTTGTAACGTGTAATTGTGATCTGTGGTTGGAGTGTTCCGTTTTTGTTGATTCCTGTTTTCATTTGATGTTGTGTATTTATTTAACTGACGGCACTACATCTAGGGTCAAAATTGAAATTCGTCAACAGAATTTTCGTCGATGTGTGAAAAATATTTATCGTAGATTTGTTTTGCCTTTTCGTATTTTTCCTGAGCGTCCGCAAACCTAGATTTGGTGCGGATCTGCCAGATTGCTGTTGCAGTGTCGAGCAGAAAGCAAGCCTCGTCGAAGTGGTGATCAATGTTCATCGATTTGTTCAAATCTAGAAATTTCTCCACGCATTTTTACAGGAACAAACACGTCACGTTGACCACGCCGATTCTTGTCTATTCGTACACGCGAAGTTGATTGGGTTTCTGTTTTCTTCCTGAATGATGACGCTTCTTTTTTCTTCTCGTCAGGGTGAGTGATGATGAGAAGAAAGTCAGTGTGGTGACCGATTGCGCGGGACTCGCGTACTGCGCCTTCGTCGTTGAGTTGTGATGCAGTCATCACCACGGATTTTGTTTTGAGTGCAGTTAATTTCAACCTGCGTGATAGTTCACTCACTGCCTGTTCTCGGTTGTCTGCGGTTGGCATGGTGACGATTTGCAGGTAGTCAACCACGATGAGGTCTGCCTTGCCAAGTGATGCAAGACGTGATGCCTCTGCTACGATTTCTCCAACCTCGGAGAGATCATCTCGGATCGTGAGGTTCATTCCCATGAGTTGGGTGATTGCGCTTGAGATATCCTTTGCTGATGCAACCCCTCTCCACTCTGTTACACCCTCCATCTCACGCAATGGAAGGATTGTTTTTCCAAGTAGATTGGAAGCTATACGTTGCAGAATAGCCTTTGCTGGCATCTCTAATGAAAAGATGGTAACTGATTTTCCATTCAACAATGCCTGTAGTGCTGCCTGATAAAGCAGGATTGATTTACCTCCAGAGGTCTGCGCTCCTACCACTAGCATCTCCCCACGTCTTGCACCTCCTCCCAGCAGTTTGTCCAGCTTGGGAATTCCAGTTGGAAAATTCTCTAGTGGGGTCTTGTCCTCCAGATCGTCCATAAAGTCGCTCAGATGGGCTTTAACGTCCTTGCACTGGCTCTCTGGTACGATTGCATTGGCGAATGACTCAGCGAGGCTAGAAAGGTCTGCCTTCATAGCGCAAACGTCATCATGGTTATCCTCCCAAGTCTGGATGGCATCCCGATACCCTTTTGCTTTGATGAGTTGGGATCGGTAGTCCGCAGCGGTTTCCACGCACATAGCACCGGGCGATAAGAAGATTGTCTGGAGTACTTCCATCACTCCCTCCTTGCCTCCACAAGCATTCAGCTTGCCCGTTGTCTCCAGATCACTCAATGCACCTAGTGCGTTTGTGGATCCAGTCCGTTGGTACACTCTCTCCAGTGCGGTGTAGATTAACTTGTGTTGCGATATTGCAAATAGATCTTCTGACCATGCGAGGTGCGGAAGAACCTCTGGATCGATTGCGATTAGCGATAGTGCCGCTTTTTCTGCGGTTGTTGCGATTGGTGTATTTTTCATTTGTTTAAAAAATCGATGATTCCTTTAATTGTATTTCTTTTTTCTAAAATAATATCGTTATGTAATTTCTTTTGTTGTTCTACTAATTCACTGTAATTTAATGAATTGATGTATTCATTCAGTTCTTGCTTGTAACAATTTTCTGGTAAAATTGCATTTTCATTAATTTTATATCCGCTTTTTTGAATGGTTTTCATTGTGTTTGGAGCGAAAAGACAAACAACATCACACATTAACGCTTCATAAAATCGATTTGCCATGAATGCATAGTTTTCATGCGTGTGCTTATCTTCGATGTACAAACTATACTTATAGTTTCTTAACCCTTCCATTCCAACTTCCCACTTTAATGGCTTGATGCAATTTGACGTGCATTCTAGAGCTTTGAATTTAGTCCAGTGCTTAATGCTTGCTGAGATAGTAATTCCTTGATGCAGATAATTTTTAAAATCATCACACCTATGCTTCCTATATGTTCCGTAATATATTGTGCCAGATCTGTCTGTTTGTATCAGATCTTTTTTGATCTGAGTATCATTTCTGAATATCAAACAATTTAAGTTGCAGGTATGCCAGTTATTGATGAAATCATTTAACTTCTTTTCAGCAATGTTTTTGCTTAGAATCCAATGACGATATCCGTTTCTTGGATTGTTACATATCATATCGTAACTTCTTCCTCTTTCAGTGATTGCATATCTTAATAGTTGATTGTCTTCTAAATCATGGTCATTTACTAACCATATCAATCTAGCTTTTGGATTGTTGTCTAGCACCTTCCTGTATTCATTGTGTGGCATATATGGAGATGCGTAGCAGCAAATGATAACATCATAATTTTTATCCATTGCTTTTGGTATACCATACTCTCCATCTAACAAGTCTGCGTTTAACTCATTTTTTAGAATAAGAGAGTTTCTGCAATGAACTATTGAAGTATCACTGTAGTCTTCTGCCAATGGTTTTGTTTTGGATGTGGATTCAATTATTAGAATATTCATATCAGCAAGCCCGTTGATAAGTCTCCTGTGCCTTGAAGACCCATTCAGCTTTGAATCCCTGCCATCCACGGGAGACGCATTCGGTTATCGCATCCTCCAGCGTCCAACCTGCGTTGTCCGCTTCGTTCTGAATGGCATTGAGTGCTGTTTGAGTTAGTGGTGCTTTCTTGGCTTTACGAAGTTTAATAAAATCGTTCCAGACTTGCTCTGGAACAGAATCTGGTCTTATCAATTCTACTCTTATCTTCTCTTCTCTTATCTTATCGGTTCGCGTTGGGCTGCCCATAGGTTCGCCATGGGTTTCGATTGGGTTAGCCATGGGTAACCCATGGGTTTCACTTGGGTTAGCTTTGGGTTTCCTTCCACCCTTCTTTCCATTCTCCCAATTAGCTATCAGAGAGGAGTTATACTCATCCCATTGGTGAATTATAACATTATCACCATCTCTGCGTATGAAACCAGCAGTCACAAATGCTGATTCAAACTTTTCAGCGTCACCATTGTATCGGCACAATGCCTTCAACCCTGCTGTTGGAAGGTTTGTGAACACACTGGTTTTCCTGTTTTGGCAATGGCCCCATATCCTGATGAGATATACGGGCGCGGACTCATCGTTGAGTAAATCAACTAACATTCTTGTTTTCCAGTGATCTGGAAAGTCTGGAGATACTATCATATTTTTTTAAAGAAAACCCTTCCTAAAGTAAGACTCCGTCTATCGAGCGACAACGGCAGTAGGAAGGGTAAATTCATTGGTTTTTATCGATGGTCTTAAACATCGAGTCTCACAAGAGACTAACTCAAACTATCTAGTTTTTGGATTTCGTCAAATTGTTTTTTACTGACCAGTCCCATAGTTGCAAAATCTCCTCTGCCTTTTCATCCACGTTGTCTTGTTTCAACCCATGCGCCATTAGTTCAATCCATGTACCATCTGGCAACTCACCAGTGCATTTAACCTCATATCCAACTCTAGCTGCTGCGCTATACTTTCGGTGATCGTAGACGTAAACCTCAACCTGTTTCTTCTTCCCATCGTTGCAACGGCATTCCTCATGTCCTGCGAAGGTTTTGTAAAACGCAATGTCGGACTGAGCAAGGAAATCCTTAAATTGCTTCCATCCATTACTTGTTAGCTTATCAAAGTTCAGATCGTTCATAGTTTTGCTTTCTTGGGTTTGTCTTCAACCAGCTTTACAATTTCCTCTGCAACATCAGGCAGGATTTGAGTGAGATCGTATCCCGCTGACTCGCAGTATTTCTGCAATTTTGTAGCAGTGATGCTACCTCCGAATAGCTTAATGCTGTCGGATAATGACATTTCGGTGCAATTTCCGATATGTTCGATAACCTCCGCAGGGTATGTCTCACGTCCTTTCTGGCGTTGCAATTTCCACCCATAGACTTTCTCACCTGCCTGTAGCTTTTCCTTCAACAAATCCTTTGCCCAATCGACTAGGTATGCGTTGAAAATACTGCTCTGTTTTACAAACGTGGAGAGTCGCTCAATATCACCTGCCAGATGATCCTGCATTTGCGCGAGGTTGGCCTGTAGGTCGCTTTGAACAACCTCTAGGGTGTTGGCAACTGGTCTAGTAATTTGTTCGCAAGTGGTGGAATTTTTACACCACTTACAATAATCGCAAGCGGTTGGGGTTTTGTCTGGGTCGTTGTATGCGGCAATCACTCCCTCGACAACCTGCTTGGCCTCCTCGATTGTCCAAGAATGAGTGACCACCCGTTCTTGGTCGCAGAATAGCAAGTGGCAAGTCCATTCGCGAATAGCGTATTCGCCAGTCTCGAAATCGTAGCTTGCTGCCATATTTCCGTAGGCATAGGCACATTGCTGCTCGGCATACGAACGTAGGATTCCTGACTTTAGGTCTAGGGAGGTATGGATAGCTGGAATGCGGCAATCCTCGGTTCCAACGTGGTCAATGCCGGGCGTTTTAACTTTGAGGCTATTCTCGTCGGTGACCACCTCAGAATCGCCAGCGATAGTTTTTGTCATCTCAACTGCCCACATGACCGCATCGCCATCCTTGGGATTCAGTGCTAGGAATGGTTTATTATTGCCCATGAACATTTCGCGGAATGCCTCGTCCATTTTAGTCCCGCGAGACGCAGCAGGGGAGTTACCCCCCGCTGACTCGAAACATGGACACTCAGCCAACTTTGGAAGCAAAGAATGACGGATCATTTCGATGCCTCCCATTTGGCTACTGCTGCGAGAAACTTCTCTGGAGAGACAATGAGGTTGTCACGATACTTTCCAGCATTCAAGTCATGCCACCAATGACCATCTTTAATCTCACCTTTTGAGATTAAATATTTCGTAGCTGATTCGGCTTTATCACCAATTATTGATTCGATCTTTTTATACCAACTAGGATCCTCTTTAGGTGTTGCAGGTGCTAGTACTTTTGTGACTGCTGTCCTAGCTTGCGGAACGCTAGTGGAGCGTCCCATTGCCATCTCACCATCATCATCGTCTGGGCAGACCATGACTAGCGATTGGAGTGCATATCGACGCGCATAGGAGATAAGGCTACCAATGCCCTGTGGGTCTTCCTTAACTGGTTTCATGTACGTCCTGCACTTGATCCACTGCCCACTTGAATGGATTAGCATGGATTCAACGTAGTATCCGCTTGCGTCTTGAGAAGGCAACTGAACCACGGAGAGTCCGTTTGCGGTTAGTGCTGGTCGAACTGTTTCCCATACCTGCGCCAATGAAGCGTAGTTGGATTTGAAGAATGGATTCTTTGCATCCTTGTGGACTGTTCCGTTCTCTGCCTGTGCTTTTGATAAAGCGATTGCTAGGTCTGCTATGTTTTCTGATTGTGTGTTCATTTTGTTTTACTGGTTTGTTGTTTGTTTACTGACGAGTGAAATCTTCCCATTGTTCGCAAGTGCGCTCATGTTTCTTGCGCTTGTCGCAATACTGTTTGAATCGATACAGGATGTTTTCCTGTCCAAGTCTGTAGCAAGCGAAGCAGGACGCAAAGGACAACAAGAAATATGAAACTGCGAATGTGGTGGTCATTGGTTTTTTGTGAGTAGGAATGTTGCGACGAGAATCGCCACTGCTGGCGAAAGTGCCTTGAACGCTTCCAGCGTATGCTGGAGCGTCACAAGCAAAGGGACTGACGTGAATGTTTCGATGATGCTCATTGGTGTTATTTCAAATAGACCGCTGCCTTTGATGTTCCAGATTTGAGTTCGGAAATAGTGTCGAATCCTTGTACTCCGCACCCTCGTTCGTTTGTGAAGCACCATCCTTTTGCAAGTGTCACAATTATGCTGTTCCCAATGTTGCGTTCGTCATCGATGATCTCGATCCACGGACGTTGAGCTTTTAGTTTTTGTAACGTGTTCATATTAGAAAAGAGCAAGTGCGTTCCGTGCTTCTTCGTCAGACAGGATGAGATCACTGCCGCAATCGAGGTAGGCGTGTTTGCCCGTGGACTGCTGCCAGCAGTAGAGGAGTCTGCGTCCGCTGCGTGATGTGAAGGGTTGCTCGGTTCCACCGCAAGCGGGGATCCAGTTTCCTTGTGCGGCTTTTTCTGCGAGGTGGTTGATGAGGTCTGTGATGTTCATTAGGGTTGTAGAATAATCGAAGCGGGTTGGGATTGTCAACAATGTTTTTTTGGAAAGATTCCAGCGGATTTTAAAGCGTCTTTGCACTGGTCGATCAGCAACGAATCCTTGTGACCATATGCGTCAACAACCGCTTGTAGTGCTTGCACCAATTTTGTGTGTGAAGCGTTTTTGTAGTGTTCGGAAGATTTGAATAGTTTCATTTGATTGGTTGGGTTTGGAGCGGGGGTGGAACCCGCTCCGTTGTTAGATTAAGCAAGTGAATCAGAGAATTTTTGTTCTAATTTCCAAAATGCGTTGATGACACTTTGCGGAACTTTTAAGGTTTTAGAACCACAGCTACTGTCGATTCCACCTGTGTTTTCGGCTAACGAGAGTGTGCCAGCATACTGACCCTTCTCGATATCGGCATATGTCGTTTCTCCATCATACGAGAGAGAGAGGTTGAATCCTTGAATTGTGTGAGTGATGTTTTTCATTTTGTTTTTTTTGGTTTCGTTGCTGGCGTTGCGCCTTCAACTACAAACAAGATACCAACCTGCTTGGGTTATGCAATAATTATTTTCATTTATTTTTCACCCAAGATAAAAATAGTTACTTAATTCTGTTGACACCCGCAGATGCCGATAGAATCAAGCTGTGCGGATAAGAACCAAGTGAGATACTAGAATCTAACTAGGTTGCCGCGCAGATTTCCATCTTTCGAGGTCTGCCACCCTTCGCGCCATTAGCCCGTGCTGCCTCAACTTTTTTATCAGTAGAAACGCATCCACCCTTGCGTCCAATCTCGGACAGAAACTGCCGTACTGAATCAGGAATTGTCATCTTCATTTTTGTCTCTTTCCTTGGCAACTCGCTTGTAAGAATCCCAGTCGATATCGTCGTAATTGTCCTGATATTTTCGCTCCCAAGTCTTGGTTCTTGGCTTATCTCCCTTGCCGTTTCGATGCCACTCATTGTTGTCAATTTTGCCCTGACTCATCTTCTTGCTCCTTGGTTTTGAATACTCCGTCACGAACGAAAATATGCTCCATCAATTTTGCCGCTAAGACAAACTTGAAACTCGTCTCTTGGAGCGTCCGCATCACGTCATGGTAAACGTCATGCTGGGTGATTTTGGTTAAGTCGATTTGTGAGAGGACTGCATCAATTGCTTGTTGCGTCTCTTCTTCTCCTGCTTGTTTTGGTGTGTTTGTTGACATATTTATTATTGGTTGAATGTGTTTTTCTCACGCTCGATGAGCATGGCATCTGCGTCCACGAAGGACAACTCTGCCACTATCTCAGGCAACTCGCCACTAAATTCTTCTGATGCCCTGTAGCCCCGCAGTGATGCCGCTGCGAAGTAGTCCCTCATGCCCATGCCAGAGTTTGGCTTGACGGATCCAGTCTTTGCGTCTCCACCGAAATGAGGCACTGGGAATGCAGGGTGGTTGTTGCGTTTAGTAGCCATTTAATTTAGCGAGGAACTCGCGTTGAATTTTTCGTCTCTCTGGAGTGCGCGTCCAGAAGAACGCACAGGCTTGATCGACCACAATGGAAAGTCTGCGAACCCATGGGTCATCGTGTTCTTCTACACCGCACTGGTTGCGTCCAATCCCTTTGACGGGTTTTGTATTTTTCATATTTATTTATAGGTGAAAGACTATTTTTTAGCCTTAGCTTTCTTTTGTACGGCATAGGCAATAGCGAGTGCTTGCTTCTGCGGCTTGCCGTGTTTCATTTCAGTTTTGAGATTGCGTTCAAAGCAATTCTGTGAGGCACATTTTCGTAGTGGCATAGGTTTATTCTTCTTCGATTCCAAGTGCTGTTTGGAGCGCATCGTAGTCTCCGTTACCAGCATCAAGTGCAGCGTTTTTTATGTCTTCTGGAGCATCTTCAGCAACCATCAGAACCATATTGTCTGGAAGTTGGTATTCTTCAAATCCAATTTTTTTGTAGTCATTTATATCAGACGTGTTTTTGTTAGCATCTTTTACAAGTATAGAGTAATTCTCGCTCATTATTTATTTATTTTTCTTTTTTGAAGCTAATACCTTTTGAGTATCTTCGTCAACACGCAAAATAAATCCAGCATTTTTTCGCATTGCTCCAGCAACAGTTTCAGCAGAACCATCGACCACTGTTTCACCAGCATGAGTTTCTCTGTATTTCTTGAATATTTGCTCTGGTTTTACTGGGTTTTTAACCAAAAAATTGTTTCCTTTTTCTGGCCCAAGCATTACCCAATCGTATGCCTCATGCTCGACAAAATCAGGATTAGCCCTCATTTCATCTCTTGCCTTGCGTTCCGCAGCAGACATTGCCGCTTCTTCTTTTGGATCATTTCCAAAATACAAAGCAAAGATATCTGGGTTTTGAGAAAGTTCAACAGCAGTTACAATATCAAGGTTTTCACCCTCTCTAAAATCTGACGATTCACGCATAACAAGACTTGGATCAAATTTGCCAAACTTAAATGACAATATACTTCCAATTGCTGAACCCCTTTCAGAGAATGTATTCCCAATATTATCAGAAATATACAATGATTTGTTATTTTTTAATAATTCATTGTATTCTTTTAGATTAACATATTTTTCTAATTTTTTATTTGCTTTTTCAATGCTGTTTTCTTCCCAATTTCCAGTCTTAACATTACTAATTGCTGTTTTAATGCTAGAAACAGCTTTAAATATTTCACCATAAAGTCCTTTAGGAGTAATATCTTCTCTTTCTTTTGTGATTTTATTTATTTTTTCATTTATTATTCTAATCTTTTCTGGATCTTTTTTAGCGGAAGACATTTGACGTTTCAAAGCAGTTATAGCTGAACTCATTGCTGATTTCTCTCCTGCAATAATTCCTGCTTGCATGGATAATGAAATGATTTCCTTTTCCCTTTGGTTTAATTTTGATTTTCGCATCATCCTATCAAGAGTCCTTGCTGTTCTCTTGTTTGATTTATGAGCAATTGGATCCATCAAGTGAACCAAAGCGTATTTCGCTCCATGAGATGCCAATCTATTTTTAGCACCAGATACAAAGGTAGAAGTCATGTTAGCCCAGACTGCCTTGTATTTCTTACCATCTGGCCCAGTAATTGTAACTTGGTTTGATTTAAGGAATGGATGCAATGGGCCACCCATATCTCCACCAGTAGCCCTTTGACGATCCGCTTCAAGAAGAATGACTGGTTGTCCTTTTAGTTCTTTTATTAAGTCTTTGAACTTTGGAACCTCAAGGTATTCAGGATCGTAAGAGAACGACATTTTTCTTCCACCACCAATATCAATTTCAACATTTGTTGCTTTATCCCATTTAAATCCTTTTGCTGGAGTGATTCCTTTTATTATTGTTGTTTCAAAGTCTGGAAGCGGTTCAGTTTTTCCAATTGGACGTGCTGGCATGAACTGCAAGCCAGTTGCTCTAGGCAACTCGTCTTGCACTGGCTTATCGTTCTTATCGAGAATCTTTATAAGATTCTCATCGAATACGACATAGTTGTATGTTCCGTCTCCTTGTTTTCGGGATGTTCCGTCGAGGTAGCGGATGCCGGGGATGCCAAAGTCAAAAAGACGCATTGAAGCTGCTTCCGTATCGCCAAATGCTCCTTCTGCAAAAGCCCCGTAAATTCGCTCGCCTTTTGTTTTATTGGTTAATTCTTCACCATTTGGCAATCTGCCATTAAGTCCCGCAAGAGATTTTTGCACCTTCTCACTCTGTTCACTCAAAGGCTTATCCCAATCAAGCAAGTCTTCGTCTTTTACATCGAGATCAACTTTGTATAAGTTTCCTTTTGAGAATTCTAACCAATTATTTTTTTCAGCCTCATCTATTAAAGATAATTTTTGTTTATTAAAATCCCAATATTCACGCATTTTTGAATATGCTTCTTCAATGGTATATTTATTATTATATTTAGGATGAGGTATAACTGAAGAAACAATGTCTATAAATTCTTGTTGTTTTTCTGTTAGTTTATTAAATCCACCATATTTATTCCAAACAGGAACTTCTTTAACTGTAAGTCCTTCACTTAATTGTTCTTGATATTCTTCAGCAACCTTCCTTGCCTGTGCAAAGTAAAGACCCCATCCATACGCTTGCGCTCCTTCGCCAGTGCCGATTTTCTCCAGCTTAAACTTGTCTACGTCAAATGGAGTTCCGTGGAATGCAGGAAGGAAGTTGATCAACCCTGCGGAGGATACCAATGCGTTTGAGAATGGTTTGATAACTGCGTCTGGAGCAGGTTTTGCACTGGTGGTTATGTCAGAAGATTGTATGCTTTTTTCTGAGATATCAGGGGTCAACTCCATATCTGGCAGCATAGCCTTGCCCCGCACAGGAGGCTTAATTTCACCCAGCGAGAGTGCCTTCGCTCCAACCACCTTGGTTGGTGCGGATATGCCTTCTAGGGGACGTATACGCGCAGAGATAGGCTCGTATTTGGTGGGTTGCTCTGCTGGTGTGAATTGAACACCCTTTTGTGATTCATTCCAAATATCCAGCAACTGTGCTTTTGATTTTATAGAACTTGGATCGGTAATTACAATTTCTGCTCCGGGTTGATAACCTACATATCCTTTTTTAGAAAGCTCACCTTGAAGAGTTTTTCTCCAAGTATTTCCAGTTTCCCCTAACCAATCGTTACTGTTCCAAGGGAAATGATATGGAGGTTCATTTACTCCTATAGATTGTGATGCTTTTTTAAGCATCTCGTTAAATTCAACATTATCACCACCACCATTAATTATATTAAATGGTGTTAATTCTGTATCTCCAGCAGCATCTAATATTTTTCCATCTGTGTATAATTCAATTAAATTTCTTTTTTGAAATTGTCCGCTTTTATAACGAGGTATATCACGTTCTTCAAATGTAGATACATTACCACTAAGGGTTCCTCCTTCTCTTAAAAAAGTTGGGTTTTCAGATTTTGAAAAATGAAACAATTTGCGTTTTCTAGATTTAACAAAATCATCTGGATTAGTAAATTTTTTAGCTTCACTTATTAAATAATTTGTTTCTGCTGGCATGAACTGCGGTTGCCCAATCGTTATTGAATCGTATACAATATGCTCTTTGCCTCTAGATGTTTTGATTCGACCCACTTCATTTCCAAGTTTAATTTGTCCTTTTTTGGTTGGACGTAAACGGGGTTCTCCTCCTTCAGGGTATCTTGCAAGTTTTACTCCATTTGGAAAGTCAACTTTCAATGAGTAAAAATGATCAGGGTTATTTTCAACCGATATCAAAACAGGATTTGGCTTTTCTTTTGAGCCAATAGCAGCAACCTCTGGTGGGTTCTCTGAAATCCAATCCCATCCAGCAGATTTTCTAAACAAGTTCGTTTTCCATGTTCTGCCCTGCTCATCAGGCATTTCGTCGATGAGTGAATCGCTGACAAGAGATGGTCGTTTGCCAGACGCATCGATTGTGCCTGTAGCATAGTTTTTGTTGGTAATATCTTCACCCGTTTCTAGGTCGAAGAATTTGCCCCCTTCGTTAAACTCACCAATATCAAACCTTGTCCAGAATTCTGGTGGAGCGACATAGCGTCCTCTGCGCTCCTCACCCTTCTTGCCAGTTCCTGTAAATCGTTCTGGGATAGTCTGCACTGCTGGCATGAACTGCAACTGACCACCTCTCACTTTGCCTGCCATTTCGGGAGTGATGTTTACACGCCAGATTGGGGTTGTTTCTCCTTTTCGAGCAAGTTCTTGAAGCAATTCAGCATCAGTAAAATCGTCTATTTTTTTATCAGGTTTTGGCGTTACAATTTCAGATTTCTCAACCTTGCCACCCATTTTCGCTACATACTTGCCAACCTCTTTAGGCATGATTTGGTCGTAGAATCCCTTCATGCCTTCACCACCGACTGTTAAGTCATCTCCAGTGGCAGTTCCTGAGTTTTCGGCAAGAATCTTCGATGCCACTTCTTTTCCTATCACCTCGCTTAATTGCTTGCCATTGGCATCAGCAGTATCGGAATCATAGACAGATCCATCATCGTTGATTTTACCTGCTAATACTGTGTTTCCATTTTTAATGGCAGCAAACGCTTTTTGGTAACCCTTGGGAGTGTTCCATGTGATCTCATCGACTGCCTGACGCATTGCGTTCTCGTAACGCTTTACTTGCTCAATGCCAGTAGTCCAACCAATCCACTTCTTGTCTGCATCCACGGCATCTCGCAGTGCGCGTTTGAAAAGTTGGATAGACCAGTCTTTTCGGAATGGTGCGTCTGGGATTAAATCCTTTCCATGTAATGTAATAGATTTAAGATATTCTAAAGCATCACTTTTTGTTTTAAACTTTACAGACGGGTCATATACTCCTTTGACTCTAAACACACCATTGTCATCAAAAATCCTATTTTCATCGATTTTTACATCCTGAATATACCCCTTCTCCCTTCCTGCCTGATGCCTGTCAGACTGCCACTCCTCAACAAACAACCCATCGTTACCCTGTGCGTCTGTGCGCTCGTTGAGGCGCATATGCGCTACATAGTTGGGTGTGTCTGGGAAGTGGGAGGAGGTGTATGAGGGTTTGGATTCTTCTTCAAAATCCCACGAATTAACTCTGGGATTTTTAATGTCGGGATGATTGTCGATGTGAGATTGCGCCTCTTCCTTTGTTTTGAATAAGACTCCAAGTTGTGCGGGGCCTATCCAGCTATCATAAATGATTCCCCAATTCTTGCGTTTCGTTGGTGGAATCGGCATCGTCATCACCACTTCTCGGTAGTTTGCGCCACCGGGAAGTTGGTATTTAGCAAAGCGTGTTTCATTGCTTGTTTGGTTTGCATTACTTCCTAATTGCTGGTCTTCAAATTCTAAAACCGCTTGTTCATAAGCATCCCAATTCCTTGTCCTTTGAGCTTGCCGCTCAAGAGCGTCAATTTCACTTTGCGTCCAAGTTTTAGTTGCTCCTCCAAGTGTCACCTCTTCAAACTTAACAGCACCTTCATTGCGAAGATACTCCATAACCTTGTCTTTCGGAACCTTGCCGCTATTCTCCGTTGCAAGACGATCAATTTCACCTAGCACTCCAGACCACTTGAGTTCCTCGGCTTTTGCATTCTGTGGGTTGTTGACGATTGCCTTGAGTTGTTCTGGTGACGCAAATTTGCCCGTGACTTTCTCGTCGATGGTTTTTTGTAGACCTGAGTACATTCCACGTTCGGAGGTTGGGTAGCGTTCCGTTTCCGCTGGCATGAATTGCAAGCCAGATATTTTTTGACGTTGTGTTGCTTTTTGATTGTAAATATCGTTTGCCGCACTTTCAATTTCAGCATCCGTCACGGATGGTGAAATGTTGAATTCACCCTCGCTATCGAACACGTTGCGAATATGCTCTGCCAGAGTTTGCTCTTGGTTGTCAACCCTCCCCGTTTTGTAGTTGTTAATTGCGTCAAAAACCACGTCCTGCGGGTTCATTTCGCTTTCCGTTATGTTTTCCTCACCCTCGGTGGCAGCAGACTCTTGATCGGATTCTAGTTTCTGAAAGATGCCTTCTAGTTCGGTTTCGTAGTTGGCAATGCGCTTGTCAGTTCCACCCTCTTCGTACATCTTTTCCAACTCGGCAGATAAGAATTTTGCCCTGTCCGTTTCTTGATTTTTTACATCAACAAAATCCCCTGACTCTTCTGGCATGAATGCAGGGTCAAACATGGAAACAATACGAATATTTCCGTTTTCCTCATCAAGCGATTCCGCTGGTTTTAAGTCATCACCTTCACGCAACTTGGATTCTAGTTGATCAAGATTTCCTGTATTGATTGCGTTACGAATTTCTTCAGCGGTTACAGACGGAAGGTCATTTGCAAAATCCTCTGGAGTTTGGAAGTCTGCCAATGGGTTCTCCGATGGCATATAGTTGTCTCTATTCAACTCATAGTTGAATGGCATCTTCTGCAAGGCAGACTCGTTGTATTGGTTTATGCGATCAATTCTTCTTGAACGAACAATAACATCAATTGGATCTTTGCCTTTTTGAACTGGCAATTTAGTCCTGCGCGGATTTGCTGCTTTTGTGTCAGCATTCCATACGTTGAATAAATCGTTTACAGCATTCTTCTTTTCAAGAGCAACAGCGGCATCTGTATCAAGACCAGTTTCACCACGATCCCCCTTAGAATGGTTATCAAGCACTTTAATAACATCACTCCAAAATTCTGTAGTATCACCATTCCACAACTTTAGATTCTCTGGTTTTTTAGCAAGCCAAGCATTCATCTTGTCATGCATCCTGCTAACGGAAATTGTTGTGATTAGAAAGTTTCCTTGTTTAGAAAACTGGAATCCAATTGGAATTTCATCTCGGATTTGGGGAGACAATGCCCTAGATTTACCTCCGCGCATTGCGGCTTGATACTCCATGTACATCCTAGTGCCATCTTTTCTACGAAGGATTTCATTAACAAATAGAATCTGACGTTTAAGATTCGGAGAAACAATGGTGTTTGGAAGTGCAAGAACAGCGTTAACCTGCGTTTCGCTCATCACACCACGATAGTTTCCGTTTCCAGTATCTTCCAATTGCAATGCACCTTTGGACAATGCAGAATCGATAGCGTTACGAATAACCTTTCCGCGATTCCGTGACCTAGCTTCAATTTCACGATTGGATAGGATCTTTGGACTTCCATCAACATTACGAGCGATTCGTGTTCCAACCTCAACCTGCGTTCCATCAGGCATAGTGCCAAATGTGATTTCAGGCCCAAGGTTCATTGGGATTCCCTTTTCATCCACCAATTGCCCACCTTGAATTCGGTATGTTCCAACAAATGGATCCACTCCAGCTTCAGGCGGAAGCGGAATCTCCTGTTTACTTCCATCTGGAGCGGTCATTGTTGCAACCTGCTCCTTCTCGAAAATATCGGAATTCTTGAATTTTTCCTGCAATGAACGATCAGAAAGAATCTTCGTAAGCGGAATCTCTACTTCTTCTTTTCTAGCATCGCCCTCGTAGACCATGCTCTGGTTTAAATTATTTAATTGGCGTTGGTATTGCCGAATCATTGCAAGCGATTCTGGGGTCAATTCCGCTCCAAGAACAGTGGATATGTCACCACTATCATCAACGATGATTCCACCCTTGCGGAGCGTTTCCTTTATTGTCTTTAAAACACCATTCTGTGTCTTTACCTCAATCCAATCGACAACTTGCCTTCCAATTGAATCTAATCCAGCCCGTTTTCCACCATTAATTCTGCCAGATCTTCCTGCGATTTCTGAAAGGACTTCTTCTTTGATATACGCTCGTAGTTTATCTTGATCACCAAATTGCGCCTTAAATGACTCTCCATTGTCAGATGGTGACATTGCAGCAGCATAAGTGTCTGCATATGCGTCTAATTTTTCATCCGAATAAACTCCCTGTGTAACCTTGTTAATAGTTCCATCATCGTTAACAATGTTTTGATCAAACAACTCCCTGCGAATAGGAGTAAGCATATCACGCACTTCAGAAAATTGGCTCAATGCGTGTTGCATTTCATGCCCAACTACATTTCGGACATTGAATCCTTCTCCTGAAAGTTGTTTTACTAAATCGCCATTGATTACAATCGTTGCTCCTTGCAAGTTCTGCTTACGCATGAATGCTGGAGTCTCGCTTCCGTCAGAAATAGCAGCACCACGGGCAGATTGCAATGAACCAACTTCATTGTAAAACCTATCTACAACCTTCCTTGCGTTTACTAAACTCTCACTTTCTTGTGGGCTTAAATTTGGATTTCCAGTTAATTGTGAAATAACGCCTTCAGCATCTGTTAGTGTAGTCCCATAAGAGCTACGGAAAAAGCCTTCCATTTCAGACGGGTCAAGAATCTTAACTTGGATATTATTTAATCCTGCGGCCTTACCTGTTGTCTTAGCCAAATCCATTTCTTCAGCAAATGCTAAATGCACTTGACGCAAGATTTCCTTTTGTGTTTGTGGTGTAGCTTTATCTAGCGTTTCAATGGTGGTTTTAAGTTTGCTGATTTTTGACTTAATATCCTGAACGTCTGGGCCGAATGTGACATCTTTCTTTTTCTCAAGATCGTCTATTTTAGTTTGGATAGCTTTTTTGCGTTCATCAATGCTTCCTAGCTTTTCCATTCTAGGAACCAAATCTGGATCCACGGAAGATAGAAATCGCTTAATGTCAGCATCCTCGTCTGCTCTCCTAGAACTAGGGTCTGGAGTGATGATCGTATCAATTTTCTGTGCAAGACCTGTTCTTGGGTCAATCAAAGCACCTGCTCGATCCATTATCCGCGAACCACCAAATGCTCCCATTCCAAATCCAGATCCCGCAACTTCAAATCCTTGTTCGATTGATTCAATGTCTGGAAGACCAAGAATTGTGTTTAATACAGCACCATTGACTCCTTGTTGAGTGATGGCATTACCCTGTCTAATCATCCAGTCTGCTGCCCTTGCTCTACCAAGACCACCTCTTGACTCTGCGCTAAATAATCTTTTTGTTAATGCGCCAGAATCTGCTGATCTTCCAGCCCGTTCAACCAACCCTCTGCGTCCAGCAGCACCTCCAACGTCAACTTGAGATGCAATGTCTTTGAAGGTTCTAGCAACTTGTTTTGTTGCGATTGTTGCTGGTTTTGCCGCTAAAACCATTCCAGTAATTTCAGGTGCTTGTATAAGTCCAGCTATTGATCCACCTCTTATCAGGGTGTCTGGATCACCAGTAACATATTCACCAAGTTTCTTTGCTCCAGTTTGAACCCCAGCAATTCCTTTTTCAATAAACTCTGCTGATTTTTCAACTCCAGTGGCAACTGGTTTTACAACTCCTTTTAAAGCCAATTCTCCACCTTTTTGAACAGCTTTACCTGTGTATTTTCCAATTGTCTTGGTGGCAATGTTAGCACCGGGTATCGATATAGGTGACATCCATTCACCAATTGCAGAAATATATGGGTTCAGTTCTTCTCTTGTAAGTCCAGATTCTAAAACCAATTCAGAATACGCTTTTTCCGCTGCTTTAGCATCTTCTTCATTTCCACCTTGCATTTTTGTGGCAATTCCTGCGGCTTTTTGTAATAGCACATTTTCTGCAAGTAATGCTGCTGCACGATCTGGAGTTCCTTCTCTCCATGCTTGCTCAATTCCACGCATATCTTCACGCAGGCGATATCTATTAAATCTTTCGTCAGCAGATAATCCTTGGAGTTTATCAGTAAATGAAGTTCCAAAATTATATGCTCTAACTCCCGCATTTGAAGTTTCTTCAATGTCACTTGCAACTCCAGATACAAAAGAACGTCCAGCAATTTCTGCATCTCTTGCTGCAACATTTGTTTCTTTTGGAGTAGCTAATCCTAAATTGTATTTTGCTCCAACATAAACAGGCTTAACCACGGCTTCCCTTGCTAACTCATATGCTCCCCTTGAAAGTTCTCCAACCTTAACTGCTGCTGCTGGAATAAACTTTTCAAGACCAATTGCAGCTTGTTCAAGCATTGGAACCTTATCTTGTTCATCAAAGATCATTCTTTGTTGAACTTCAGAAAGTGGTTTGCCTTCTGCCTTTAGTTTTTCAAGTTTAGCAACATCAAACTCCTTTTGAGTGCTTTCTTCCTCTTGCTTCTTAAACTCATCATCTGCAATATCAAGAATTGATCCTTTATCTTGTTTTGTTTCAGGTTTATTTATTTGTGCAAACTCCTCATCTGCAACATCAAGAAGACTCGGTTCGTTTTCCATTTTTATTTAGCTTGTTGCAATTGAGTTTTTAAAGATTTGTATTGTTTGATCAATTCTTGTGCAGCGGGATCATTTGCTTGTGACTTAGGAATCGATTTCATCATTTCAGAAAGAACACTGATATCATTTGTTAATTGCGTTTTATCTAAAGGAATATCAAATGGCTTAATAATATAATCTGGATCTAATCCAGAGTCAGATGCAAGTTTTCTAATCCTTGGAATTGATTCTTTGTTTGCATTTTCTAAAGCAATTCTTACTAATCCAGTTGTTAATTGACGCATATTTTCTCGATCTGCTGGAGGAAGTTTAGCTCCCTTTGAAAACTTTTCTGTAATAAATTTAGGATCGTATTTATTAAGAAATGCAATTGCAGATTGCATAAGCGCAACATCACCTTCTCGAACGGCAACGCCGGGGTCAATTAATCTTTGGAATGCATTAATTGCAGCAATATCTGAAAACCCATTCTCTTTTGATAATGAGGTGAATATTGTATTTTTTGAATCTCTAAATATTAATGCTTTTGAATATGTTGGGTTTTTTTCTAAATCACCTTGCATTGTTAAAACTAACTTAGCTTGATCTGCACTTAGCTTTGGAGTAGAACCCGGAGCAACATACTTTTCATTTATTTCTGGCTGCTCAACATAATAGAATGACCTGCCTAACTCCTTGTCAGTTTCGCGTGTTATTTTTGGAGGATTATAGTTAGGCAATAACTTTTGGATTCTAGTAGCAGCGGCCCTAGCGTCTGCTGCGCTTTCGTATGGAAGTTCTGTTAAGTTTCCAACCTCTTCGTCAACCCTTTCTTGGTTTTGTAATGCCTCATCCGCTCCAGTTGCTTCTTGAATCATTTTAACTCTATTTTCTTCAAGTTTTGCCAGCATAGCAGGATTTGATTTAAATGAAGATGGTTGAGTTGTAACAGCGGTTGCAGGGAGAACTGCTGGAGTTGGAGTTGGAGTTACTTGCGGAATAGGTGCTGGAGGAACCATAATGCCTCCAGTTGAGGCTTGAATATTGGTAAGTGGGGGATTTGTAACTGCTAAAATTTGCTCTTGTGAGATAACTGGTTCAAATGGGGAAGTTGCAATCGCAGATGGTTGTTGAAATGAAATGTCAGCTAAAACACCACCTCTTTTGAACCCACTCAAATCTCGCTTTGGAAACTCTTCATCAACGGATGATACGGGAGGAAGTAGAGGTGTTGGATCATCAACTGATGTTGGGCCTGTTGGTAATTCCTCTTCAACTGGTGGAATAACTATTGGAGTTTCACTAGCTGGAATTGCTTTGCGAACTTCTTTTTCTTCAAATGCTCCTCTTGGCCTTGATCTAACAGGAACCTTATCTCCACCACGTTCTTTTGTTCTTAATAACAAATCATTGTATCTTGCTTGTTCATACGCAAGTTCCATTGGAGTCTTTTCTGCTTTGATTTTAGCAATATTTATATCACGTAGGTATTTAAGTGCTTCCTTATCTGCTTCTTTAGCCTCATCATCCTTCGCTTTAAATGCACCAATAATAGGTTCAGCTAACGCTTGGAACCCCTTTGCAGCACCCATGCTGACTAACTCCTGCTGCGCGGATGGAACCTCGTATTTCGGCATGGGAGTAAACTGAATGCTTACCCCAACGTCGAGAGGTTTTAGCGCAGAAAGAGGACTCGCCCCAAGACTTGCGGTCTGTGGAGTGTACGAATAGCCACCAGTGGGTAGTGCCATAAGGTTATACCCCGCCGAATGTTAGTCCAGATGCTGAAGGAACTGCGAATTGATTGACCCGCTGGCTACCACCACCCGCGCCAAGATTCGCCGCAGTTGTCATAGCTGGGTTCACAATCGTTGGGTTCAGCATATTTGCGCCCGTGGATGGAAGGGTTCCAGATGCCGCTCCAAGATTTGCCAACGCGCCTTGACGTGCGGCATTGACATCGTATCCAGTTCCCGTTGCTGCCGCTCCTGCACCTTGTGCCGCAAGCAAGCTACGTTGACGTGCAGCGGCATCTTCTGCTGCTTTTAAGGCATTCATACCACTAATAGACTGCTGGGCGCGTTGTGACCCTTCACGGGCAAGCATGGAGGCTTGCTGATTTTGCGCTTCGATCATCGAATTACGTTGCGACAAATCAGTGTCTCGCCTAGCGCGAGCCGATTCCTCTCGATTTTGACGCATTTGCTCAAGCAACACTAGCGTGTTGTCTGGTGGTGGTGGTGGTGTTGGCATTGATCCTCCTCCCATAATATTACTCCTTAATTTTAATGTTAATTGTTTGGTTGGTTGTTAGTGAAATACATTTAATATTTCAAATTGTCAATTTCTTTCTCGCTTCTTTGCAAAGATCGGAACCGGGTTGAAATTGTCTGCAAGAATTCGGTCTATCTGCATATACCATGCAACACACTTTTTCTCCAACTTTTCCATCCAAGGCAATGCATCTAGAATCGGTTGTTTTCATCAACGGATAGTCTTGCCTTTGCATTTCTTGCGGGATACCAGTCGCATCAGATCGATCTCGTCGCAAGACAGGCCAAGACCACTTAAAGCAACAACAAGCACCGCACTTTTCGCAGTCGTATTCATCATCCATTAAAGCGGTTTGCGAACTTGAGCATAGGGATTGAATTCACCTCCGGGTGAGGTTGCTGGATTACCAAATTTCTGCCCATAAGCACCAATTGCAGCAGTTCCAACGGACTTAAATGCATCAGCCCATCCTTGTGATACTTTTTCCTCACCAGTCTCTGGTACGGAATATGCACCCATAGATGAAAAACCAAGACTGCCACTTCCGTCACCACTACCGCGCTGCATGGCAGACCAAGCTGAAGCGGAATCAGATTGTGATTTAGCCGCACGATCATATGGAGAAGATGCCGCTTGACCAACCTTACCAAATGCGTCTTTCAATGCATCGCCAATTTGGTTCTGTTGTTGCTTTTGCGGGTTGTAATCAGGTCTAGGTTGCGCTCCAGTTCCTAACTTTCCAGAAAATAGATTTTGCATGGTGTCACCAGTTCTGCCAATGGCATTTGATGCACTTCCAAGAAGTCCATCGAATTGACTATTTGGCACTGGTGTTCCTGCCCCTGTTGCGTTTGCTGGTTGTGATCCACCCATAATATTATGTTCCTCCGAATTTTAATCCGCTTGCACTTGGCATAGCAAATTGATTTGATTGTTGACCTGATCCACCCGCTCCTAAATTTGCAAGAATTTTTGGTATAGGTTGAGGTGATGCAGAACTAACGCTTGTTGGAGTTGACATAACTCCAGATGGTATATTATTTAATTGTCCTTGCGTGTTAGGTGCAGGTGTTGAAATTTGATTAGGAAGTTGAGTCTGTGGTTTTGCTAATATTGGTGGTAAATATAGCCCAGATCCAGCTTGAGCTTGATTTTGCTGCACAGGTTGAGGAACTTTAATTTGATTTACTGGCTTATACAACATAGATCCACCAGTCAATTTGCCCGTTGATCCAGCCTGTTTTGCTTGCTCAAATTGTTGTTTTTGTTCTGGGGTCAATTTTGATACCAATCTATTAGCATATGTATCAACTCCATCATTTGAAGATGTTAATACACGGAAAGTTTCACGGATCGGTTGTTCATTTGTTTTTTGACTGTAATTTGATCCACCCATAATATTATGTTCCTCCGAATTTTATTCCATTTAATTTTGGCATGGAAAATTGGTTTGTTTTTTGACCTGAGCCACCCGCTCCTAAATTTGCAAGAATTTTTTGTACGCTTGTTGGAGTTGATGTAACTCCAGATGGTATATTATTTAATTGTCC